AGCCGTGTTCGCTTTAGCCGCAACTCTTTTGCGCAAGAAGTTTTAGCGGACGTTAAAGACGGAATTATGCGCAATATCTCCTTTGGTTATCGAATCAAAGAGATGGAAGAGCGCAACAACGAATTTGTGGCAACTTCGTGGGAGCCCTACGAAATCAGCGTTGTAAGTGTCCCCGCTGATCCAAACATTGGCGTGGGGAGATCTTTGCTTTCAGACACTACAATGGACAAAGAAACAGCCTCTGAGGTTGATTCTGCGGCTCGCGTCGCACCACTCACACAACCCGATTCTGAGAATCAAATGTCCACAGCACCCGATCTCAACGTGGTGCGCGATGAGGCTTCCAAAAAGGCTGCCTCGTCAGAGCGTACCCGCATCAAAAACATTCAAGAGCTTTGCGGCAAGCACGAAATGCGTGATCTTGCTGAACAGCTGATTGATAACGGCAGCAGCATTGATGTTGCCCGTGCAGCTGTTCTCGAAAAGATTGGCTCTAAGCCTGTCGAAACTGTTGCTCCTGTTGACCTTGGTCAGCAGACCCAAGAGCGTTATCAGTTGATGGATGGCGTTCGCGCCTTGATCACTGGTGATTGGTCATCGCATGGCGCTGGTCTTTGCCGTGAGCTGAGCCAAGAAGTTCAGCGCAGCTCTGGCATTGCTGCCACGAGTGAGCGTTCCTTCTTTGTTCCTTTCTCTGCGCTGTCACAACGCGCCACATACGTTACTTCTGGTGCAACAACCGGCGGCAACCTTGTTGCAACCGATCTGCTGGCTGATGACTTCATCGAAGCTCTGCGGAATGCTTCACCTGTAGTTGGCCTGGGCGTTCGCACCCTGACCGGCTTGGTTGGTGATGTTGCAATCCCTCGCCGCTCTGGTGTTTCCAGCACCTACTACTTGTCTTCTGAGACAACCGCGATCACTCAGTCGGAATCTACTTTCGACCAGATCACGATGAGCCCCAAGAACCTTGCGGCTCTTTCCAAGTACAGCCGTCAGACCTTGCTTCAGGGCACACCTGGCATCGAAGAGCTTGTACGCCGTGATTTGACTGACGGAATCAACAACGCTGTTGATGCTGCAGTCCTGAACGGTTCTGGTTCCTCTGGTCAGCCAACAGGCATTCGCAGCACTTCCGGTATTGGATCCGTTGCGATGGGCACCAACGGTGGTGCATTGACCCTTGAAAAAGTGGTTGATCTGGAAACTGCCATTACTGAGGACAACGCCTTTGGCCCCAACATGGCCTATATCACCAACGGCAAGGTGATTGGCGGATTGAAGAAACTCCGCGCAGGTGGTTCAGCTGCTGGTGACGGTGCTTTCCTCTACAACTCGGATCTTTCCGCTATCGGTCGTGGCCCAACGCCTTTGACCCTTAACGGTTATCCCTTGGCAATGACAAACGCTGTCCCTTCTACCTTGACAAAAGGTTCCGCTTCTAACGTTTGTTCTGCCTTGGTTGCTGGTGATTTTAGTCAGTGCCTCATTGGTTTTTATGGTAACGGCCTAGAAATCACAATTGGCACTGATAGTGACGACTTCTCAAAAGCCCTTACTTCAGTTCGCGGCATCGTCTCGTTTGACGTTGCTGTGCGCCAGGAGTCGGCCTTCGCATCGATCGAAGACATCACCACCGCTTGATGATCACAGGGGCCGGCAACGGCCCCCCTTTTTTTATGAAAGTCACTTGCACCAAAGCAGTCATGGCAAGCGGCCAAGCCCTTGAGGCTGGTCAAAGCTATGACCTAAGCAACGCAGACGGTGAGCTGCTGATTCGCATCGGGAAAGCCGTCGAAGCCTCCGAGGAGGCTCCAAAGCCAAAAACAAAGAAACCAAGGAGCGCAACCAATGACAAGTCGTAACGTCCCCGATCGTGCGGCGATTTTGGACCTTGTTCCAAACGATGTTTCAACAACAACCGCGAACTCGACAGGAGTTGATCTGCTCCCTTACGAGGGGAAAATGCTTTGCACCTTGGACGCAGAAGCCGGCGGCAGTGGCATTACTTACGCGGTAAAGCTTCAAGACTCAGCTGATAACAGCTCGTTCAATGACTTGTCAGGGGCAGCCTTCAGCACAACTGGAGCAAATGCGGCATCAGTTCAAAAGCTTGCGGTCAACATTGATGACGCTAGGCGTTATGTCCGCGCTGTTATCACTGTTGCTGGTGGTACTGGTGCAGGCGCTGTAAGTGTTAAAGGGGTTGCTTTTCCTAAGTACGGCTGATGGCATTAGCTGATTTTCTGACAGATGATCTTGGAGTTTTCCTTGATGATCCTTTTGGCGTGTCTGCAACGTCAGGCTCTACAACTGCCAAAGTTTTGTTGGATCAGCCCAGTCAAGTCTTGGCTGGTGACATGGTGTTGCAAACCGACTACCAAATCACCGCCAAGGCTTCTGACTTTGGAACTCTTACGGCAGGCACCAGCATCACCGTTGATTCTGTGGCCTATACAGTTCGTGAAACCCGTTTAATTGACGACGGGTTGCTTTGTGAAATCTCGCTGCAGAAGACATGACGACACTGCGCGAAAACATTCTTGAAGACATCATGAGCAGCCTGAGCGGCACCACGAATGTGGGCGCTCGGATCTATCGCAGCCGTGTTGTTCCATTGCAGCGCGGCGAAAGCCCTGCATTGGTTGTTGAGCCTGTAAGTGATACGCCAGAACAGAACACAAGTTTGCCGACCTTGGATTGGTCTTTTGTTGTTCGTGTGTCTGTGATCGTTCGAGGTGACAAGCCCGATGAAGTTGCCGACCCAATAGTTGAAAGCCTGCACAGCAAAATCATGGCTGATTTAACTCTTGGTGGTTATGCCATTGATGTTCAGCCGCAAGGCGTAAGTTTTGAAATGGTTGATGCAGATCAACCCGCAGGTGTTATAGGTTGCGATTATCTAGTTCGTTACCGAACTCGATTAGCTGATCTGACGCAAGGACCTTAAGATGGAAGATGAAAACTTGGGTCAAGGGGGTGCATACCTCGTTAATCCAAAAACCGGCAAACGAAAGCTCATTGAGCGGACTCAGCCGGCTCAACCTACTAGCCCCAATTTTGAGGTTGTAACCGATGACACTGAGGACGAGTCAACGCCTACTGCTGGCGAAGATTGAAAGTAGCTACGGGTCTGACCCAACGGCTGCAGGCACTGATGCGGTTTTAGTCCGCAACATGGAGGTAACTCCGCTCCAAGCTGATGCTGTTGAGCGTGAGTTGATCCGTGGCTACATGGGCAACTACGACATTTTGCTTGCTAATCAGCGAGTTGAGATTTCGTTTGAGGTTGAGCTAGCAGCCTCTGGGGCTGCAGGCACAGCACCTAAGTGGGACGCAATCATGCGTTCTTGTGGCAACTCGGTGACGATAGCGGCAAACACTTCAGTTACTTATGCGCCAATCAGCGCATCATTTGAAAGTTGCACGCTTGAGTATTTCGTCGATGGAGTTCGTCACAAGTTGACTGGCTGTCGTGGCAGCTTTGCAATCACAGGCGAAGTGGGACAGATCCCTGTGATTAATTTCACGATGACGGGATTGTTTAACGCGCCAACTGACACAGCAAACCCAAGCACGACTTACGCAAACCAGGCCGCGCCGGTTATTTTCAAGAACGGCAACACCACAAGCTTTACCTTGTTCAGCTACGCAGGTTCGTTGCAGTCCTTCAGCTTTGATCAGTCCAATACGACGGTTTACCGCGAATTGGTTGGTGGGGCTAAAGAGGTCTTGATCACTGATCGCCGGCCTAATGGCACGATTGTTCTGGAGGCTGAATTGCTTGCCACTCATAACTTCTTTACTGATGCCACTGGCACAAGCACCGGAACAAACACGTTCCAGCATGGTCAATCAGCTGGCAATAGGGTCACTTTCAGTGCCCCACAGACTGACTTAGGTTCACCAACCTATTCAGATTCTGACGGCATCCAGATGTTGAACTTGCCCTACAACGCAACGCCAACAACTGCAGGGAACAATGAGTACAGCATTGTTTGTACTTAATGCTGCGCTAGTCTGACGGCGAATCACCTTTTTTATGGCATTCGTCCTCAAGAAGTCAAATACTTACAAGTGGCCTGTTTCTGTGGATGTTCCTGTTGATGGGGGCAAACACGAACGGGTCACTTTTGATGTTGAGTTCAAAGACTTGACGCAGAGCAGACTTTTAGAGATTGCAGAGCTAAGCGCAGAGGGCAACCTGACGGATGTTGAGATTGCCCGTGAGGTGATGATGGGGTGGATTGGTATTGAGGATGAGAACGGCAAGGAGTTGCCGTACAGCATCACAAAGCGAGACGAGCTGTTGGATGTGCCGATGATGGCAACGGCAATCGCTGGGGCTTATTTAGAGAGCAAGCAGGGAGCTAAGAGAAAAAACTAAGCGAGGCCGTTGAATATTTGTTCAGCGGTCCAGGAGACCAAAGCCAGTTAAAGGCAGACGCCAAGGCGTTTGGATTGGTGCTGCCTGAAACAAAAGAGGAGCACTTTGAAGTATGGGAGGAAAATTGGCCCGCTGTTGAAATGTTCTTACGTTGTCAAACGCAGTGGCGTACAACAATGTCCGGCGTTTGCGGGCTGGACTATACAGCTGTGCAATGGCTGTTTAGACTGTATGAAGTCAAGGATCCAACAGCCGTGCTAGAGGACTTGCAAATCATGGAATCGGCGGCCATGAAAATTTTGAACAAGGAGAGCAAGTGATATGAACGGCAACGCAAAATTTAGCGTCTTGCTTGGCGCAAAGGTTACAGGCGAGAACAATATCAAGCGCCTTGGTAACTCCATGCAAGGAGTGCAGGGCAAGGCCAAAAACCTTGGCCTTGCGGTAAAAGGCGTTGGCCTTGCTTTTAAAGCAATGTTTGCTGCTGCTGCCATTGGTGGTATTGCGGCGTTTGTGAAAAGCTCTATTGATGCGGCGGATGCTCTTGGAAAGCTTGAAGTAAGAACTGGTATTGCTGCTGCGAAATTGCAGTCTTATGTCAACGCCGGCAAGCTTGCGGACGTTTCACAAAAGCAACTAGCTACTGGCTTAAAAACCTTAGCCCGCACTCAGCTTGAAGCCGCTGATGGTGTGGCTACCTATGCAGACGCTTATAACAAGCTAGGAATAAACGTTAAAAATTCTGACGGCACTATTAAGCAAAGTGATCAGCTGTTGGGCGAAATTGCTGACACGTTTGCGACTTTGCCTGACGGGCCAGAAAAAACGGCTATTGCTTTGGATATTTTTGGCAAGTCTGGCGCTGACATGATCACCATGCTTAACGGCGGGAAAGCAGCACTTGAAGAGTTTAATTTTCAATTAAGCGATAAATTTGCTCAAAACGCAGAATATTACAATGATCAAATTACAAAAATGCAATTTGGTTTTGATGCGTTTAGAATGCAAATGATGGATTCCTTGATGCCTGCATTAATACAAATTACAGAAGCTTTTGCAACATTATTTGATACTGAAACTGATTGGTCAAGTCTTTTTCTAATTATTGAAGCTGGTATCCGAACTGTTGCTGGCGTTACTTTTGCTACTGTTGCAGCTCTCAAGTTTTTTGGAAGAACTCTTGTTGATCTTGTAAAAATTGCAGAGAGGCTTGTAAATTTTGACGTGCAAGGCGCTTTGGGCGTAGCTAGGCAAGGGCTTGCCGATACTAAAGATCAATTTTTTCAAGACATTGACCAGTTTGCTGGTATTTTTTCAAGATCAAGTGAGGCTCCGGATAGCTATGGCAGAAGGACTGGTGGAGTATTGCCGCCTGGTAGAAACCAAGAATTAACGGAAGAACAAGCAACAAAAAAACGCAATTCTGCTTTAAGTAAAGGCTTAGATATAGCTCTTAAGCAGACTGCAAATTTTGCAAAAATGTTGCAAGGTCTGAAAGACGAAAAGCGCTTGCTTGAAGCAAAAATTTTAGGTAAAGAGAAAGAGGTTGCGTTAGACATGAAGGTTGAAGAAATGACAAAAGGTTTAACTCCAAAAATTGAAACAGTTGTTGAACAACGTATTCGAGATAATGCAACATTACAAGATACAATTGATAAAACAAAAAATTTAAACACAGAAACAGATAAGTACAAAATTACGCTTGATCAGGTCAAAGACACGTTGGCTAATCAATTAACAAGCGCAATTGAGGGTTTAATTGATGGCACCAAGACGTTAAAAGAGTCTTTGTCTGGTTTATTAAAAACTTTTGGCTCTATGTTCCTTAAAGCTGGGATGGGCTCGCTTGTCGGCAGCATTTTCCCCAGCGCCAATGGCAACGTTTATGCCAATAACAAAATTGTTCCCTTTGCTGCTGGCGGAATCGTAAACAAGCCAACCTTGTTCCCAATGGCTAATGGCATGGGGCTAATGGGCGAGGCTGGCCCTGAAGCAATCATGCCTTTGAAGAGAGGATCAGGCGGTCGTCTTGGTGTTGAAGTTGCTAATCAAGCTAACCCAAGGGAGGCCATGTCGCGTTATTCGCGCAGTTCACGCGGATCTTCTGTTATTTCAGCCGGAGGTGGTGCAGCTGAAACGGAAGGTGGCTCTGCTGTTGCCGCTCCAATCGACGTTCGCTATAGCGTGGAACGTATCAACTCTGTGGACTATGTGACTGCAGACCAGTTCCAAAGCGGGATGCAGAAAGCAGCAGATCAGGGCGCACAACGTGGTCAACAATTAACGTTGAGCAGACTGCAACAGTCACCCGCAACTCGTAGGAGGATTGGAATGTGACGACACTTGCAGTTGGCAATTACCTGAAACTGAGCAACAAAGATCAGACTGTTGTTTATCGCTTCCAAAATTTTCACATCGGCCAAAACGCCGAGTATGACGGCTTCACTTGGAGTTTTTTGCCGTTTGGTTTTTCTGGCGTGAGTGTCAACAGGACAGGCGATAACACGTCTGCCTCATTAGTTTTTCCCAATAACGAACTCAGCAGGGCATGGGGTCTAGAAGCAGTTACAGAACGGTGGCTAGCAAATGCCTTCGTGATGAATCTCGACCCAGACGACCGTACGATTGGAACGTTGATGCACCAATATATCGGTCAAGTCGCTGGCGGCACATGGGACGATGCTTCTTTAAACCTTGATGTAAACACAATTTTGGACTCTGTAGGGTCTGACGTTCCACTGCGCCGCTTGACACAAAACCTGATCGGCAACAT